AAACAGTCATCAAGATCGAAATTCGCGTAATCTTCCCAAGCATAGTAAATGCCATTCGATCCATCGACGACTCGCTTCAAAAACTTTTTGTTCCCGCCGTCTGCATCTTCCCGATAAAGCGTGTGAAACCAAAATCCGGACCCGGCGTCTGATCCCTGCATCCACATTAAAACCGCGTCATTAAGCTCCGGCCGGCCTGTCATGGCCGCCAGGTCCAGGGAGCCCAGAAGAGGTGGAGCGGTTGAATCCACATCCGTATGTTTTATGGATAGATCATCCGCCGCCGCGCTTGTATTGCTTGGATCCGGCCAAATTATGAATCCGATGCCCCATAAATTAGCATTCGGCAGGGCGTTAATTTGTGCAAGCGTATAATGCAGGCCGCCATTGCTGTCAGTCGAATATCCACCAACTTCTGTCGTTTTTTTCCGAATATCAAAAAGCGTATCGCCCGTATCCGTCAAGGTGAAATCCGAATAAAAAATAGTCTGGAGCGCGCCCAAATCTGTTTCAAGCGCCGTAGCGTATCCCGTGTCAAGATACCAGTTACAATAACTGCCTTCTGTCCAGTAAATTTCCCACTTTTCGGCGTCTACTTCCAATTCGTAGTTTTTGTTGGAAAAGCCGGCGAAATTTACAAGCAACGTGCTGGCTATGCCGCTGATTGCTACCGATAATGAGGCCACGTCACCGGCGCCGGCCGCGTCGTAAAGATTTTGCGTCGAATAGATATCAGCCTTGATATCCGTGCCATCGGTCCGGATTAAAACCCAGTAATCCGTACTGTTGGATATATCGCCGGGACTTCCTGAATCATTGTAATCTGTCATGTCATTATCAAATACATTCAGGACCGGCGTTCCATCGGTTTCGACTGAAATGTAAATCGCGTTTTGATTAGCGGCCACCCCGCCAGCCAAGCCGGCGCAAATACAATCACCGCCGCTTACGCGCTGAAATTTGAAGCCGAAATCATTTACTGCTGTTTTGGCGTCAAGTAAAATTGTACGCGTATATCGGGCAAAAGTGGAACGCTTGGAAACGTCGTTTTCCTTGTCAAAATCAAGCTCAAGATTTCCGTTTGCCAGATAATCATACGTTCCAGATGATCCTCCTTCCGTGGCCCATGTCCAGCCGAATTTTGTCGTACCGTTATCCGGATATGTTACGTCATTCCAGATGCCGTCTTTGTTTCCCTGATGTTCTGGCGTCCAATTTGTGACATCGCCCTCGACCCAGTGTTCCAGAGTTCGGACGGATGATCCACTGGCCGCCAGTCGATGGGACAGCCAGCCGAGTCGATCACAAGTTAAGGTTCCCGTCAAAAGTGATACGGCAACTGCAAGATTTTCCACATCTCCCGTTCCTTCGGCATCATAAAGCGCTTGAGTCGAATAGCAATCCAGGGTTAAGCCCGTGCCATTCCCACGGATTAAAAGCCAGTAAGGAGTCGACCATTGCAAAACCGTAGTTCCCGTGGCTGTGCCTCCAATACCGGCCGAATCATGGGCATGAAGCGTAAGTTTTCTATCTACAAATCCTTGGCAAATCGCGTTGACATCCTCATCCTGATTACCAGAATTGAATAGGCCGAAAAAGGCCGCGTTCATATCGCCCGTATAATCCGTATCAAGTTCAAATTTCCGGCCGATTTTGAACGTATCGGATTTCAGGATAGGCGCGTTTGTTGGACGCTGATAATAAACGTATTTATCGGTCGTGTAACCATTGAACCCCAGGGCCAGATATTCACCGCCCGGGAATTCGCAAGAAAAGGTTGCCGTACTTGTCCGCCCCACTTTCCAGTTACTTTTTATCTCATCGTAATTATCCGGGTAAAAATCCTCATGGAATCCAGCGCCATCCCGGTTGCCTTGATGCCGCCAGGATAACCCGTTATCATTTACGATGGTTTCCGGAACGTCATCGAAATCCGCCGTATCCGTCCAGGTTGCGTATGCCATTTTTATCCTTCCCTTTTTACGGCGTTACGGCGTATCCTGTTTCGCCCTTGTTGTAAACTTTCCAGTATACCTGCGTCTGCGAATCCAGAGGCGTCCGCGTTGCGTCCCCGATCCATTGCCGGCGCTTGGCTACGCCGCCGGCATGTTCGCCGGTCTGCACCCAGCTCTTGATCGTATGCGTTGGATCCGGCGTATGCCATTCCATCAAAACCGGCAGGCCGCTAGAATCGCGCCAGATATACATATCGTAATCTTCACTTCGGAAGCGTTCGGTAAATTCTCCCGGCATGGGCTTTCCCCTTTTCAAAAGGGGGGACGGTCCAGCCGCCCCCCTGTTTTCTTCTTGCCGTCGATTACATCAAAAGTGACATCGTAACGGATGCGCCGCTACAATCGCCAATTGATGTACTGCCCGTGGCCTTGACTCGGACGTACTTTTTGACATCCGTGGGAAGGCCGACTTTGACGGTTGCCGCCGCGGCTCCCGCGCCGCCCGCGCCGGTCTGTACCAGTGCGTTATCGTGGAGCGTGTTGTATGTCGAATCGTCGTCCGACTCCTCCACGATGTAAGTCATGGTTTCCGTGTCCGGCAACTGAGTTGTATTCAGCGCCGGCGCGGAAATCAAAAGCTCGGCCGGGCCCAGGAAATCCCCGCCCGGCTTGATGTAAATCCCTGCGGTCTGGACGGATCCGGCCGCGGCCGGCAGGGCTTTGGTTTTAATCAGGTCCGCGTCTTTGACTTCGTAACCCATGATTCAATTCCTTTCAAAAAAACGGTTAAGACAGGGTTTCCGTGCTGGTAATCGCATCGGTAACCATGATGGGAATTCCCAGGGCTTCCGTCGGAAATGGCGCCGGCATTCCCGTCGGATTCGTGGCTGTCCTGGAATTCCTGAGCTGGCGAAGGCTCCGGCGATTCATGAAAAAGAAATCCGGGAGTTTGCCAACCGGGAAAAGCTCGATCAGTTTTGCCAAAAGATCATCCGTCAAGCCCTTGCCCGAATCTTCCGTCAAGTCCTTGATCTGGCCGATGCTGTACTTGTTACCGATCTGGAGCCCCAGATAGGCATTCAGGTCCTGGCAATAGGCCACGTAAGGATTGCTGGAATCGTCAAGGACGCGCTGGCTGTAGACGTCCGATACTGCCAGTTCGCCGTTCTGTCCGATTACCAGGGCCGCATCTTTCGGATTGCTTCGGACGGCCCAGACACTGGAGCCCGTGCTGGCCGTGGTTCCGCCGGCGTCCAGGACCATGCTTGAGTCGACCTGGGCAACAAATCCGGCGAATCCCTTGTCGTCCGCGCTTACACCGTAATAGATCTGGCTGGCCGCGTGCTGGAAACCTGCTTCGATAATTCCGCTGGCCTCAAGCGCGCAGTATGCTTCGGCGCCGTCCTCGTAAGCGTCCGCCGCCGCCTTGTCCGCCTGCCAGGGCATCGCAAGGATGAACGTTTCGACCAGCTTGTTGACGTAGGTTCCCTTCGATGTCGCTACGCCCTCATTGACGTTTCGGAAGGCCACCGTGGGAAGTCCGGTCCTTACCAGCGTCTTGTAGTTAAGACCTTTGATCGTCCGCGAAAAAAGACTCATGAATTCCGGATGGGCTTTAGCCGATTCGTCGATCAAACCGGCCACGGCGTCCGCGTTGTTGGCCTTGATGATATCCAACAGTGTTACATCTGCCATTTTGTTTTCCTTTCAAAAAGTTACTGTTTCTTTTTTGCAAACTGCCTTTTCGGCATCTGCAATCCCGCCGCGAAAGCGCCAAGGCCGGGGCCGATGTTCTGGGTAAACCGTTCCTTACGCTTCGCATACTCCTGCTGGGCCTTTTCGGTTTCGGCCGGTTCCTGGGCCTCATCGAAATCCGCCGGCGTCTCTTCGCCGGTCTGGCCCAGGGCCATCAAACGCTTTTTCAGTTCGGCGTTTTCGGTCTTGAGTTTGGCCGCGAATTTCGCCCGGGCATCCTCCGGGGAAAGCCCTTCAAGAAGACAGTCCGCCGCGAATTCCTTGCCGAATTCCGCTACAAGCGCCTGGAAAGCGTTCTTGTCCTGGCCGGCTTCTACGGGTTTCTGGTGCCCTCCGCCGTTATCCGCTGGCGCCTCCGCCGGTTCGGTTTCGGTTTCCGGCTTTTCGGTTTCCACGGACTCGCCCTCCGCCTCCGGCGTTTCTTCGGCCGGGGTTTCCACGGGCTTATCCTCCGCCGACTCGTCCGGCTTTTCGTCCGGCTTGATTTCGGTAGTCTCGTCCTGTTTTTCTTCGTCCATGTCTCGACTCCCAACAAATTCAAAATTTATTTTCTCGCTGGATTCGGCCAGCGCTTCCGTTGCAGTGTTTTGATCCGCCCCGTACGGGCATATCGCGACTCCCCGGAGCGGCCATTCCCGGACAATTACGGCCGGGCCCTCAAGTTCGTAGCCGTTCACTTTTGCCATTACTTTTTCTGGTACTTGTTCTATCTTGATGCCGTCCCCTCCGAAATTTATGGAAGCCTCATACGGAACGCCAGCCTTGCTCTTGTGTATGATCTCCGTCGCCCGGTCATTTTCGCCATAAGGGACAAGCGCGCCCTTACAGGTCAAACCATCTTTTTTGCTGACCTTGAAATGATTCAAATATCCGATGATCTGGTTCGCATCGTGGATATAATCAATGGGTAATTTTTCCTTGTGAAGTTTCATGCCGGCCATGTCGTGGACGATCCGGCCCCAAAACCAATGATCTATCGGCTTGGCACTTCGGGCCAGAAGTTTTACCGGCGCCGATTTCGCGCCGTCTCCATTGTCTCCCAGTTCAAAGATGCCGCCGATAAGCCGGAACGCTTTGGCCGGCGCTTCGCCCTGGCTCTGTTTTTTTTCTTTTTTCGCTGGCTCAAATTTTTCGTATGTCACATTATTATCCTTTAACCATTTTTTTGCCTTGGCTACCGTCCAATTTTTTGTTGGAAAACGTAAAGCCTGTGGAATCGGATTATCCTTCGGCTTGTCCTTGCCTTTGAGTTTGCCCCAGATGATATCTATCGTTTTGGGGACTTTGATCTTGCCGTAGATTGTTCCGCCCGAAACGCGCCGAAATGTTTTCGGATTAAAATCATCCGGATCTCGAAGACGCGCGCTGTGTTCGTTAGGATATGGCATTTTTCTTTTCTCCGATCTCCACACCCTTTGATTCAATGGCCGCCTGTTCCTGGGCCAACTGGTCAAGGATATCAAACCAGTCTTTCCCGCG